GGCTTCCAGTTGTTTGTGACGGTACAACGTATTACATCCCGCTATATACATGACCCCAACTGATATGTTCAACGCAAATCTAGGTCACTTTGATGTTGACCCAGGGGTTATTCACCACTTTTCCGATGGGCTTTATGCAAAACAAATGCACTTGCCCAAAGGTTATGTGGCTGGTATGCACGCTCACAATTACTCTCATTTGAGTATTTTGGGCAAAGGTAAGGTTATTGTCAGAACAGACAATGATGAAAAAACCTATACCGCACCAGCTTGTATCAATATGCAAGCGGAAATTTTGCACTCAATTGAAGCGTTAGAGGATGCTGTTTGGTTCTGCATCCATGCGACTGAAGAAACTGATGTTAATAAAGTGGATGAAGTCTTAATCCACAAAGGGGTCTGAAATGCCATTTGCTTATATTGCTGGTGCAACAATTCTTGGTTCTGTATTGCAGTCAAACGCTGCAACAAGTGCTGCATCTACTCAAGCCAACGCTGCCAATAACGCTGCCGCCTTGCAGCAACAAGAATTTAATACTATCAACCAGCAACAAGCGCCTTACCGCCAAGCTGGTTACACGGCATTAAATCAAATTGGTCAGATGACACCTTATCTGACGCAGCAATTTGGCCCTCAACAACTTCAGTCTAACCTTGCACCTAACTATCAATTTATGTTAGGGCAAGGAACTGGCGCAAATACACAAGCTATGAACGCTGGTGGTGGAGGCTCAAACGTGCAGCGGTCTAACCAAATTTTTGGTGAAAACTACGCTTCTAACGCATATCAAAACGCTTTTACTAACTTTCAACAACAACGCCAAAACATTTATAACACCTTGGCTGGTATTGCTGGCATTGGTCAAACTGGTCAAACAGCAACAAATCAAGCTGGGATGAACGCTGCTGGAAACATTGGTCAAGCAGGAATTGGTGCAGCTAGTGCTATTGGCGCTGGTCAAGTTGGCTCGGCAAATGCTTTGGCTGGTGGTTTAACTGGCGCTGGCAACTCATATGTATTGTCTCAGTTGCTAAACCCTGCTAATGCTGCTGGCAATAGTGGTGCATATGATGCCTCGCAAAATGGGTTATATGCTTAACCTAAAGAATTGGATAAAAAATGGCTGATTTAAGCGTTACACCAGTTTCCACAGGCATCAAGCCACAGCAACAAATGTCGCTTGGCGACTTGATGAACTTTGCTCAAAATGCACAGGCTTATCAGCAAGCACAACAATTAAACCCAGTTCAGTTGCAGTCTGCTCAACTGGCATTGCAGCAAGCGCAAAAAGTTAATCCTTATTTGGCTCGGACTGCTGCTGCTCAAGCCGGAACTGCTGAGACAGGTGAAAAGTTAGCTGCTGGTCAATTGCCATTTCAATTGCGTCAAAGCGAAGCACAAGCTGGAACTGCTGAAACGCAATTAAATTCAGCACAACTTGAAAATATCAAGAGCCAAACTGCCAATTCTTCACGCAATTTGCTGAAGATGCTGAATAGTTCTGAGCAAATCACCCCTGAGTCATTGCGTCAACAAACGATTGACACCATGAAGAACACAGGTGCTAGCGAGTCTGCAATCAATCAAGCATTGCAAAACTTGCCTACAAAGGGCACAGATAAGGAAATGCGAGCATTTATTGCCCGCCATGCTGCCAATTCATTAAGCGCAGAAGCTCAGATGGAAAAGTTATTCCCAAGCGCACAAGCAACAAATCTTGGCGCAACGGTTGCACCTATGACTATGGGAAGCCCATTCTTGGCTATGCAGCCTCCAGGCACGATTGCAGGGCCAGCAACAGAATTGCAAGTGCCGCCAACAACTCAAGTGGTCACACCAACTGGAGAAACCAAACTGCTTGGGCCTATGTCTCAGCGTGGTGGTCAGCCATTGACTACTGGGTTAAACCCATCGGCTGCGGCTGCTAATCAAGCCCCTGCTGACTTCTTTACTAAAGATTGGACTAACACCCAAACCGAAGCCAACAATGCCCAACAGCGTGTTGGTGTGTTGCAAAACATTCGTAACTTGTCTGACAAGGCATTTACTGGCGTGGGCGGTTCACGCAAAGAATTGGCAACTGGTATTGCTAACGCTATCGGCATTCCTGCTTATGAAGCCGAGAAAACTGCTACTGATGAGTTGGCTAAGAACAGCACATTGTTGGCATTGGCTGGCGGCAATACCGATGCTGCTCGGGCTTTGGCTGAAGCTGCAAATCCCAATAAGAAGATGAACGCACAAGCCATTAAGGGTGTGGTCAATCAACTTATTGCTGGTGAATCATTTAAGCAGCAGAAGATGAATGTATTGTCGCAATACATCAATGACCCCAAAACCTATATGCAAGTTGCTCAACAGGTTAACTCAATTGACCCCAAAGTCATGCAAGAGATGACGCCACAAGAAGTGGCAAATCTGAAAAAATCAATGTCGCCAGCAGAGCAACAAAGAATGGCTCAACAAATTCAATTGGCTCGACAACTTGGATTGATTAAATAATGCCTACACTTGCCGATCTTTGGACAGCGGACACCCCTAGCAATACGCAGGGGCTTGACCCACAATTGGCTAGTGCTTTGTCACAAGCTCAAGATGCTTATCGCCAAAAATACGGCAAAGAACTTCCAATTACCAGCGGCTTTCGCACGACTGAACAACAAGCGGCCTTGGCTAAGTCTGGCAACAAATACCCAGTAGCTGCGCCTGGCACTAGCTTGCACGAAAAAGGTTTGGCTGTTGACATTGACAAGTCTGTGCCTGATAGCTTTTTGCAGCAATATGGTTTGTATCGACCATTGGGCAGCAAAGACCCAGTTCACACTACGCTGATGCCCCAAGCAAAGCCTAGCACTTTGGCTGATTTGTGGGAACAAACTGGAACTACGCAAGAGCAACCAGCGCCAACCAGCAATGTTCCGCAATCTATGCAAACCATGTTGACACAGCGTCAACAAGGGCAAGATTTGGCTGGTCAATATTTAAAACGATTTGGTCAAGGCGCAGCGTCCTTGGCTGACGTTACGGTTGGTGGCATTATTCCTAGCGTGGCTGGTGCAGTTACTTATGCTGGTCAACGTGCTTTGCAACATACGCCAGAAGAAGCGGCAGCAGCCCAACAACAAGTTGAACAGCAGCTTGGTCAACCATTTGGCAAAACCTTTGGCGTTACCCAGACCCCAGGCTATCAGCAAGAAGCTGGTCGCCAGATCATGGATTTTGTTGGTCAAAACATCAACAAAGGCGCACAATGGATTTCACAAAAAACGGGTGTGCCTGTCGGTGACATTCAAAACATAATTGGCACTTTGTCTGCTCCAGCGGCTGAAGCAATTGGCCCTGCTGGTCGTGCTGTTGGTCGTGGTTATCAAGCTGTTGAGCGTTTGGCTGTGCCAGAAGCTGCTCGTATTGTTGATACCGTAACGCATCCACAAACTGGCTTTGGCGCACAAAGCATTGGCGCTGCACAACTTTCACAAGAAGGCCAAGTCAAATCTGCGCTTGCGCAAGCATCACCAGAAACTCAGGCTGCATTGCGTGGTGTGCCAGCTAGCGACATCAATTTGGATGCTTTGAACCGTCACGTTGAAGCCGATTCTTTGCCTGTTCCTGTGCGTTTGACTAAGGGTCAAGCCTCGCAAGATGTAAATATCTTGTCCCAAGAGCAAAACAATCGGGGCAAGAACCCTGAGTTGGCCCAACGCTTTAATGAGCAAAATGGTCAATTGATGGAAAACATCAATGCTATTCGTGATAAAGCAGCCCCTGATGTTTATGCAACCAACCATGTGGAAAACGCAGAAAACATCATCAATGCTTACAAGCAATTAGACGCTGAACGTAGTGCTGCTATTTCTGACAAATACAAAGCCTTGCGTGATGCTGCTGGCGGCGATATTCCAATTGATGCCAAACAGTTTGCTAACAATTCGTTTGCAGCCCTTGGCAAGGAACTTAAAACCGATTTTTTGCCGCCAGCTTTTGAACGTCAATTGAACGCCTATCGTGAAGGCGCACCAATGACGTATGAGAATTTTGAAGCTATGCGGTCTAATTTGGCTGCTGCTATGCGTACGGCTGAACGTGCAGGGGATGGCAACGCTGTTCGTTCTTTGAGCATTGTGCGTGATTCTTTAGAGCAATTGCCTTTGACTAAAGAAGCGGCAGACCTCAAACCTTTGGCTGATTCTGCTCGGCAAGCGGCTCGGGAACGCTTCCAATTGCTAGAGCAAGACCCTGCCTATCAAGCAGCCATCAATGACGTTGCTCCAGACAAGTTTATTAACAAATATGTTATCGGCGGCAATAAGCGTGATCTGGATGCAATGCTGCAACAGCTTGGCACAGATTCCGAAGCGGCTCAAAACGTCCGTTCTGCAACTATCAACTGGCTGAAAAACAAGGCTGGAATCGTTGACAACAATGGCAACTTTAGCCAGGCTGGATTCAATCGGGCTTTAGAGCAACTCAGCCCTAAGATGCAACAGCTTGTTGGTGGCGAAACAGCGCAGCAATTGAAAACTTTGGGTAATGTGGCTCGGTATACCCAAGCGCAGCCTAAAGGCTCATTCGTTAATACATCCAATACATTGACAGGCGCTTTGGCTCAAAATGTCCGTGAAGGTATTGGTATGGCGGCAGAAAAAGGGTTGAATGTTGCCGTTCCTGGCTTGCAATTAGGCACAACAATAGCTGAAAAACGTGCTGCAAGTGCGGCTAAGAAAGCCACAAAAGAATCTTTAAAACCTGGCGCTGGTTCACGCCTTTCGGAGATTGGCAAAAAATGAGCGACATTGATTTAGTCAAATACGGTCAGCTTTGGCAAAAAGTTGATGATTTGTCATCTAAAGTTGATAAGCTAGAAAAAGGCATGGAAGAATTGCTTGAACTGGCTAACAAGTCAAAAGGCGGCTTTTGGGTTGGTATTTCCATTGTTTCGGCTATTAGCTCTGTCGTTGGTTATTTAACTCATAACTTCATGAATGTGAAATGATTGACCCGATAACAGCCCTCGCAGCGATACAGTCAGCCGTTAAGCTCGTTAAAAAGATGAGCGCAACGGTGGATGATGTTGCCTCGCTTGGGCCAGTTTTGGGCAAATACTTTGATGCTAAGAACAACGCTGTTCAAGCGGTCAAAGATGCCAAGGATTCCGGCAAATCATCCAACATGGGAACAGCCATTCAGATTGAAATGGCGCTGGAGCAAACCCGTCAGTTTGAGACTGAGTTGCAGATGCTGTTCATGCAAGCTGGCAAAGTTGACGTTTGGAACAAGATTAAACAACGTGCTGGTCAGATGGACAAGGCTGACAAGTATGCTGCCCAAGCTGCTGAAGACCGAGCCAAGAAGCAAAAAGAAGAACAAGAAGAGTTTTTGATAGTTGCTCTTGCAATTGTTTTCTTAGTGGTTTTGTTTGGCGGTGGATATTATGTCGTGTCGGACATCGTTGAATCAGCAAAGAAAGAGCAGCATCATGGCTACAAGCACAAAGCCTAAACGACAAGAATTGTTTATGTCTCGCCATTGGCGTGGGCTGATGGGCTTTACTTATTGCTTTATTTGCTTGTTTGATTTTGTGCTTGGCCCATGCTTATATTTCTACGTCCAGCAATTTGAGACACAACTTTCTAATGATGCCTATCGGCAATGGCAGTCTATGACTTTGCAGGGCGGTGGGCTGTTCCATTTGTCTATGGGCGCTGTTCTTGGCGTAAGCTCATGGGGCAAAACCCAAGAGCGTAATAATGAGGCAAAACCTAATGTGGCTTAATCCATACTTTTGGGGCGCTTTGGTTCTTAGCTGGATAGTGGTTGCTGTCTCAGTTTATGAGCATGAAGAAACCAGCTTTAACAAAGAAAGAGCAATTGCACAAGCTGCATTAGATGCGGCTAACAAACACGCACAGGAGATTAGCGATGAACGAAACAGAAGAATTACCCAAATTTCTAGCGATCTGGCCGCTACGCAAGCAAAAGCTGACAAAGCTGCAAAGGATTTGCGTTCTAACATTGCCAATGGCTCTGTGCGCTTGTCAATCCCCGTTACCAGTTGTGGCGCAATGCCCAACGATTCCTCCGCTGCCAGCGGGAATACAGAAGCAAGAGCCGACATTGACCCAGGATTTGCTCAATCTCTTGTCTCCATCACCCAAAGGGGTGACGAAGCCATCAACGAATTGAACGCTTGCATATTGTCCTATAACGCTTTATTGGAGAAGAAATGAGCTGGTTAGAAATTGCTACTGAAGAAATCAAACGCCATGAGGGTTGCAAGCTGGATGCTTATCCAGACCCAGGGACGGGCGGCGCACCTTGGACTATTGGCTATGGCGCTACTGGTACAGAAATCGTAGAAGGCACTACTTGGACACAGGAGAAGGCAGATAACGACCTTGCTGCCCGTTTAAATACGCTTGGTGAACGCATTGACTCGGTGGTTCATGTTGAAATCAACGACAATCAAAAAGCGGCTTTGTGTTCGTTTGTTTACAACGTGGGCATGGGCAATTTGAAAAGCTCTACGCTGTTGCGCTTACTGAATGAAGGCGACTACGCTGGCGCTGCTGAGCAATTTAACCAATGGACTAAAGCGGCTGGTCATGTGCTGCAAGGCTTGGTTACTCGGCGTGAAGAAGAATCGAAACTGTTTTTAGCATAAGGAAATATCATGGCATACACCATTACAGGCAAGGGCAAAGAATCTCCCAAAAGCCATTACGTTGTTGAGAAAAGCCATCAACACCCATTGGAACAAAAAGTAGCCCGTCTAGAGCAAAAGCTGGACAAGCACATGAGCCTACCAATGGAAAAAGCACATCACCCTGGCACAGACCAAAGCAAAGCGCCTTTGCCTCACATGAGAAAATACTAAGCGTTTAACCGCTGAATCGTCACGTTAAGGGCATCTAGCTCGTTCATTTTGCGGATGAGCCAAGCCCTTTTCTGACCATGCCAGCCCATCATTGGCCCTCGGTGGCAGTCTGGGCATAGTGCTATGCAAGTATATTGAAGCCCTTGCTTTATGTGGTGGGCTTCACTTGGCCCAGGCTGGTCACAAATGCTGCACTCTAATTCCTTGACTCTTGCTAAATAGGCTCGTTCCAGCTTGTTGAGTTTGTTGTTCATCTGACTTCTTTAATTTAGCTGATACGTCCTCTACGCCTTCAATGGTGTAGATGCGGCTTGCAATCTTGTCTAGCAGGTCTGGGTCATGCTCTTTGACCAGCATTTTAATTTTGATTGTTAATTCTTTCACGCTAACTCCCACTCTCGTTCTTCACGGTTTGATTTTGATTTGACGGTCTTGCCTGTCAGCCTGACCAGCCCAAGCTGCATCATTTCTTTGAGCCTTCTGGCGACTTGATTGGGGTCAAGCATAGAACGGTCTGCTATTCCGTCCTTGCCTTGTGGCCCACTAAGAATCAAGACCGCTAGGATTTGGTCATAGTGCTTGGCTTTGAAGTCTACTTTGTCAGCAGCCAGCTTGCTGGTTATGGGGTCATTGTTTCGGTACATCTTTTTCCCTTAATTTAGCCTCAAGAAGGCGCACGAATTCTTTGACTGATGCGTAGGGTGCTGACAAGCCCGAATCACGCATTAAACGGGCTATATCACGCTTTGTCATGGTTATTTCCAGTATTCATATACGACAAAGTAAATGCCCATCCAAAACAGGACAGCCCAAAAGATTTTGATAAGTGTTTTCAAAACGGCGCATCCTCAAAGTTGTCTGGATTGAATTTAGGCTTACCAGGTTTGTTTGGTGGTAATTGGGTTGAAAAAGGCCAGTTACTCATGTGTTCTTCTCTTTGAGTTTGGCTTCAATGGCTCGTGCTACATTTATGTAGCCATACCCAACATCACCGCATATTTGGTCAATCTCCTCATCCGTCAGCCCAACCCATTCACTATGGGGTTGTGCCAATGCTTTTTTGATTGCGGTGATTGCTTTGCTTTGAAACTCTGAATTTGTTTCTAATTCGTACATTTCCAACGCATCCAGCGCCATGCGTAGGGCTTTGTCTTTACTCATCATCGTCCTCCAATTCTGGATAATCAGGGTCTTGCGGGTTAGGGTGGCGAATAAGCTGGTTGTAGTAACGCTTTTCAGCAGCTACTTCTTGGCGCAGTTCTTCAATGTCGAAATCGTAATCGTCATTCATACAAGTGCTACCGCTAAAAACCAAGCCAACAGACAAGCAATGACCACAGCCAATGCGTAATCCAAGAATGTTTCAAAATGGGAGTTCATTGCTGTTCCTTTCGTTGAACTGGGGTTGCGAGGAGCCATTTGTCACCAAGGTGTCGAACAGAAGCGACCCAAGACCGAATGTTGTGTCGGACAATATGACG